AGTGGTCTCAACTACTGTTTGAGGGAATTGGGTATATGAAGCACCTGAAGAGGAGCTCCAAGCATATTGTTGAATAATAAAGGGTTGATTAATCAAATCTGAAGGGTCAACACCAGTCTTATTTTTAATAACGAGCGGAAAGGTCGAAGAATCATCTACAGTGCCTGAAGACACTGGGGTCGAAAAAGTTTCTTGTTGAAAAATGTGAACTTACTATTTAGCTAGTTAGGCTTTGGTTACTAGTCACTGCGGATTACCAAGTCACAACAGTGCTGCCCGTAATTTTTGCGCCGAGCATGCGCTTATGTTCCTGTTCAATCAAACCAGTCTCATCAAGACCATCGACATGATCTACGGCAGAAACTCCGTATTGAAATACATTTGATCGCCATTTCTCAAGATGTTCCTTATACCCTGGGATATAGATGGGAATGTCCGCTTGAGCGCAGGCAACTCTAATTTTATCCATCCACTCCGTATACACGGGTTCACCATGTTTCCACATCTCCATGGAAACCATCTGAATATTTTGACTAAGGGCAATCTTAGGATCTTCTCCCTTTCGAACCCAATTAAGAGTTGAAAGGATATCATTTATGTCCCTAACTCCCAAACAAGCTCCCTCAAATGGTACAAACTTGCGCTTGAGAAACATAGCGTGAGGCAAGTCGCAAAACTTAGCGATCTTAGATGTTTTAGAGATATCGGTGTATTTCATCCCAATCTCAGCAAACAATTTTTGGAGCACTTCTTGATTCCATAGATCTTTTATGGAATCATGTACTCCCATGATATGATCATCACCATACACACACGTATACGTAAGAGACAACATAACATGCATAGGCAACAACTGATCCATTCCAAGCCTACGGAAATGCAGGAGCCACAAATATCGCAATATAATTAATTGCGCCAAATTATTAAGTGGCGTAGTAACTGCACAACCAGAAGGATTAGCTCGATCGGTTATATACATCATATTTCCGCATAAAGTCTTTGTATAGGCAAGTTCATGAAACAAAACATCTCGAACCCGCGCATTTTCAGGGCCATCATCATAAAAATAATTATACACAAAAGACGTGGCCTTAATCAACATAGGATCAAGATGTTTGTCCCATTGTGAAAAATCACCACAAACAATATTATTACTAAATGGCACCAACTTTTTATACAACAACATCCAGTCAACTTGAGATTCAACCAAACCAGGTCCAGTCCAATTCGACACACGATTATACATCATATGTGCCGTAAACCCCCCACAATACTTCCGCATCAGAAGGGTGTGATCTAGAGGACCATTAACAAATATCCTGGTCTTAGAAATTGATATCTTCTCTGGAGGCAACAACTCATCTTTGAGTCCGTCCACCCAGACTGATTCAACACGTCTACCCTCCTTAGCAGCCCGCTCTATAGCTTCG